GACTTGTCTCATTTAAAAAATGAACATGCTTGTATAACACCTAACGGTGCAAAGTTTAAAAATGATAGTCAAGGTTTTCTACCTGAAATGATGGAAACAATGTACAATGAGCGTGTGATCTATAAGAAAAGAATGATCAAGGCTAAAAAAGAATATGAAAAAACAAAAGAACCACATTTACTAAAAGAAATTGCAAGATGTCATAACATTCAATGGGCAAGAAAGATTGCTTTGAACTCAGCCTATGGTGCAGTTGGTAATCAATACTTTAGATTTTATGATGTAAGACAAGCAAGTGCTATTACAACGGCAGGCCAATTCATTATCAGATTTATTGAAGAAAAGGTCAATGGTTATATGAATAAGATATTAAAACAAGATGAAGACTTTGATTATATCGTTGCCTCTGATACAGATTCAATCTATGTAACATTAGATAAACTAGTTGAGAAGACTTGTAAAGGTAAAGACAATGAACAAATATGTAACTTTATTGATAAGGTTGTTAACAGTAGACTAGAGCCGTATATTGAAAAATGTTTTGATGAATTATCTGAATATACAAATGCATTTAAGAACTGTATGGTAATGAAACGTGAAGTAATTGCCAACAAAGGTATATGGGTTGCAAAGAAAAGATATATGTTAAACGTATTAGACGATGAGGGTGTAAGACTTTCTGAACCTAAACTAAAGATCATGGGTATTGAGGCAGTTAAATCATCTACACCACAAGTTTGCAGAGGTAAAATTAAAGAAGCAATCAAAATTATTATGAATAAAGATGAAGATACTTTACAAAAATTCATTGCTGATTTTAAAACAGAGTTTGATGAACTATCTGCTGAAGCAATATCTTTTCCTAGATCATGTAACAATATTCAAAAGTATAAAAACCCAGCAACCATATTCAGTAAAGGTACACCAATACATGTAAAAGGTTCTTTGATTTATAATCACAAACTAAAAGAAATGAAATTACATAAACAATATCCTTATATACGAGAGGGTGACAAGATTAAATTTCTAAAACTAATAGAAGCAAACCCATTTAGATTTGATGTAATCAGTTATATCACAACGTTGCCTAAAGAGTTTGAACTAGACAAATATATAGATCGTGAAACACAATTTGAAAAAACATTCCTTGACCCTATGCGATTTATATTACAAGCAATAGGCTGGTCACAGGAAAAGAAAGCAAGTTTAGAGGCATTTTTCGGATGAAAATAATAGATGATTTTTGGAAGTGGATAAAAGGTACAGAGTTAGTTGAACTAGATGACATAGATGTTTCCCAGGATCCTGTTAGACCTGAACTCACTCTAGGTTTTAGAATTACACATAATAGAAAGATATTAGGATTAAAATATGAAGGTAAGATTATAGCAATTGTTTGTATTGCAGTTTGTCCTGAAGTACCACATACTGTTAGAGAAATGGATTATATGTCTAGAGTAAAAGACGGCAGTATTGTTGTTGCATATACTGTATGGTCTAAAAAACGTGGTGCAGGACAAGAGATCATTAATAAACTAGCCACATATGCAAAAGAAAAACAATTTAAAAGATTAGTTACCTTATCTCCTTTGACGCCAATGGCGACACATTTCCATATTAAGAACGGTGCTAAACAAGTACATATAAATGATGTAACACAAAACTTTGAATATGATCTCAACAAAAAAGTATAATATAATCTATGCCGATCCTCCATGGCATTTTCAAAATTATAATAATGATAAGGCACAAACTAATCCTGCCAATCATTATCCTACAATGAACATGAAAGACATAGAAAATTTACCGATAGGTGACCTAGCAGACAAAGATTGTGTATTGTTTATGTGGTGTACCGATCCTTTACTACACAAACAAATACCATTGGTAGAGAAGTGGGGCTTTGAGTATAAGACAGTAGGTTTCACGTGGGCGAAAACAAATAAGAATAGAATAAACAATTACTTTTTTAAAGGTCCAGGATATTGGACTAGGGCCAACACCGAGACATGTATACTTGCAACAAGAGGTAAACCAAAGAGAGTTGGTGGTAATGTAGATAGATTAGTTGTGAGTGAACGTAGAGAACATAGTAGAAAACCAGATAGAATCAGAGACGATATAGTAAAATTATGTGGTGACTTACCACGTATAGAACTATTTGCTAGAACTTCTATGCCTGGTTGGGACGTATGGGGAAACCAGGTTGACAAATTTAGTTGAACGTGATATAATATGAAGATGAAAACATTAACAAATGATCAAGCACTATATTGTGCTAATATATTCAATGACTACTTTGAAAAGTTTAGTCGTATAGATGAGTATATGAGAGACCAAAAGTTATCTCAAATAGGAGATGTACCATCTGCTTTGCCTGGCATGGGCCTAGAGGGTACTATATTTTCTAAATTTGATATGTCGCCTAAAGATATGGAATTTGAAATACTAGAGCCAGATAATGAAACATATGATACATTATTAAACATGACTTCTTCTCATACTAATATGTCAAGTGTACCTGGTAAAAATTTAAAGATTGCAGTAAGAGAAAAGAATAGTGGTCAGTGGGTAGGTTTTATAAGATGTGGTTCTCCTGTTATAAACATGAAACCAAGAAACGATTTGTTAACTCACGTACCAGAATTAGTAAGTTTTAATAAGACTTCTATCATGGGATTTGTAATAGTACCAACTCAACCTTTTGGTTATAATTACCTAGGTGGTAAACTATTGGCTGCCATATGTTGTAGTCATACAATAAGAGAAAAATTAAATGCAAAATATGGTATGAATTTATCATTGTTTGAGACTACAAGTTTATATGGTAATAGTAAATCATCTAGTCAATACGATGGTATGAAACCATATTTAAGATATAAAGGTTTAACTGATAGTGATTTTATACCTTTGATACATGGTAAACCTTTCCATGACCTTGCAACGTTTGTTGAAAACAATGTAGGTAAACTTATTAAAGATGACGCCTCTAGTAGAAAGTTAAAACTAACTACAGCCATTATTGGTTTAGTAAAAAGAAGTTTAGATAAAAGTAATTTAGAAAGATTTAATACAACTATAAGTAATGCTAAGAAACTAACTGAAAGAAAAAGATATTATGTTAGTGACTATGGTATCAAGAACTATCTAGATATAGTAAAAGATAACAAGACAGATATTATTAAAGGTGAGAATTGGGATAAATTTAACCTAAATAATATCATAGATTGGTGGAAGAAAAAGGCTGAGTCTCGTTATAATAAACTGAAACAAGAAGATAGATTAAGGAGTGAGTTAGAGGTATGGACACCAGACGCAAAAATAGATATAATAAGATAATGGCTATTTCAGAGGAATCATACAAAGACTTAAAAGAATATTGGGACTTTCAACGTACAAGAGAGTACAATTGGGAAAAACTATGTGAGGTTTGCTCTAACGTAGAATCAAACTTTGCGTTTACAAATGGTAAATCTGGTGACGAGTTAAGAGATACATTATGGAATAAGATTGACCAATCTGAATTTGAAAAACCACCTAAAGATTGGGTACCACAAGACAAAAAATATAGGTTATGGAACGAGGGTGAGCCTAAACCTATAAAGATTAAATTTAAAGCAGTAAAAACAATACAAGCTTGACAACATTGAACGGATATGTTATAGTAAGTGATAATTAAGGAGACAATATGAGTGATTTTTTAAAAGATATAATTAAAGAAAGTGGTAATGAGTATGCAGGTTTAGTAAGTGATGGTATGGATAGTGATGTTACAAGTTTTGTAGACACAGGTTCGTATTCATTTAACGCCCTATTATCAGGATCAATATACGGTGGTATGCCAGCAAATAAGATTACTGCTATCGCAGGTGAAGCTGCTACAGGTAAAACATTCTTTGCATTAGGTATTGTAAAAGCATTTTTAGATAAAGACAAAGACGCAGGTGTTATCTATTTTGAATCAGAAAGTGCCGTATCAAAAGACATGATTGAAAGTCGTGGTGTTGATGGCAAGAGAATGGTTGTAGTACCAGTTGCTACAGTACAAGAATTTAGAAATCAATCAATAAAAATTATAGACAAATATTTAGAACAACCAGAGGCAAAAAGAAAACCTATGATGTTTGTATTAGATAGTTTAGGTATGTTATCTACTACAAAAGAAATGGAAGATACGGCTGCTGGTAAAGAAACAAGAGACATGACTAGATCACAAATAGTCAAGTCAACATTTAGAGTTTTGACATTGAAACTAGGTAAAGCAAATATACCTATGATTATGACCAATCATACGTATGATGTTATTGGTTCAATGTTCCCTCAAAAAGAAATGGGAGGTGGTTCAGGATTAAAATACGCTGCCTCATCAATCATCTATTTAAGTAAACGTAAAGAGAAAGACGGTACCGAAGTAGTTGGTAATATTATACATTGTAAAAATTATAAATCTAGATTAACAAAAGAAAACGCCATGATAGACGTTAAATTAACCTACAAACACGGACTTGATAAACATTATGGTCTTTTAGATATGGCTGAAGCAGCTGGTATCTTTAAGAAAGTATCAACAAGGTTTGAAACACCACAAGGTAAGGTGTTTGGTAAATCTATCAATGACGATCCAGAGAAGTATTTTACAAAGGAGATATTACAACAAATAGATGAATACGCCAACAAAAAATTCAGATACGGATCAGACGAAGAATAAAAGGTACGTTTTTGCACAAAAGACAGGTGCAGAATACACGGCCATAAAATTGCTTGAGACAAAATACCGTAACGTAATCTACAAGTATGGTAAGGTTAGATTTGCTAAAGAAGAAAAAGCAGATGGCACCTTGCCAATGAAGTTTGATTATGATATACTATCCAATCCAGAATCAAAAGATATAGAAAACCAAGAGTTTATAGATTACATTGGTGACATATTAATAGAAGTAATGGAACAACAATTAAATGATGGAAAGGTAGAGTTTGGTGAATAACGAAAGAATAGAGCAGACAGTATTAAGAAACTTAATGTACAATGAGCCGTATATGAGAAAGGCAATACCTTTTCTTAAAGATATATACTTCTCTAAAAGAGAAGAAAGCATTTTGTTTTCAGAGATATATTCTTTCATAGAAAAATACAATAATCTTCCTACTAAAGAAACTGTACTTGTTGAAATGGGTAACAGAAAAGACCTGAACGA